AATACGTTTATACGGCATTGTCGTATAAAAAATCTGAGTGGACCGACGATTACGTACTATGTAAACTCGCTGAAAGAGTTGACGAAATATTTAGGAGTCGTCGGAGTTGAGCGTCCGTTAGACGTTACCAAGGAAAATTTTGAAGACTGTATAATGGCGAAAAAAGAGTCAGGTGTACTCGATTCCACGATCAACACGAATCTTAAAGGATGGCGGACGTTTTTTCGATATTTACACGAGGAGGGTTTCTTGCAAACTAATCCGGCGGAGCAAGTGCGACTACTTAAGGCGGAGCGCCACATCATCCAGACGTTCACAAAGGTGCAGCTCAAGCAGATTCTAGCGCAACCAGACACATCTACGTTCACAGGGTTTCGTGAGTACGTATTCATATTGACGTTATTGGATACCGGCGTTCGTATATCTGAAATTGAAAGAGTAAAAGTTACTGATATCATGTGGAAAGAACGCGTCATAAAAGTGCTCGGCAAGGGCCGGAAAGAACGTTATGTTCCGTTCCAGTCGACGCTGGAGAAGCAACTTAAAAAGTATGTGGCGATCCGTGGATTACTGGATCATGATTTTCTTTTTGTTAATATCGACAATACCCCGATGAAGAAACGTACGATGCAGGAGAATTTACAGAAAATCGGTATCGCAACGGGAATTCGCGGTGTCCGCGTAAGTCCGCATACGTTCCGACATACGTTCGCCAAACTGTATATAATGAACGGTGGGGACGCGTTCACTCTTCAGAAGATTCTCGGACATACGACGCTCGAGATGGCGCAGACCTACGTATCTATGTTTGGTACGGACATTGCGCAGCAACACCGTAAATTTTCGCCGCTTGAGCGGTTAGACGATATAGATTAAGGGGAGGAGACACTATGTTTGTTACAGTCTACACCCATCGCGGTATTAAAATATGCACGCTGTCTCCCGCCAAACCTGGGTACTTTGGCTACATCATTGATGACGTACGGTTTATGGGGCGAGAGTTTGATTTTGTACAACAAGCTATTGACGCAATTGATGATTGGAATCGAGAGTAAAGTACAACGTCACTTCTTCGGAGGTGGCGTTATTTTTTTTTTGTGCAGATTTGTGCGAAACGTCCCGGACCGGCAACGTATGGAGTGTAAGCGTGAAATTACCGTCTAATTCGGTGTATAGGACGCTGAAGGTATAAAACTACCTCATGCGCCGTTAGAACGGTATTTCAACGTAATACTCACGGGAGGAGGACGTCAATATAGCTACGCCGTTACCTAACGATAAGCAGACGCTTCTGGACGGTCCGAACGGATTCGAAGTATATAATCGCGAACTCGTACGGAAGGTCTTGCCTCGGATCATTAACGAAGCTTACGACGAAGTTTACGCTGGAATGTCGCGTAAGCCTGAGCTCCGCGATATATACGCTTTCTACTTTACATTACAGTCGTATATCGACGGGACCTACTTCCGATCAGATGGAACGGTGAATGACCGGTTCGGAGCGTGCTTCATTGCGTACGATACTCTCATGTCAACGTTAAGGATCGACCGCAACCGTATTAAGTTCTTGGCGGACGTCTTGGAGACTAACGGGATAATACGGACCGCGATCCATTATGAGAAGACGCGGCGGTTCAAGTGGTATTTTCCGTCGTACTGTCCGCGGATTACGGATGACGGATATATCGTCGACGAGGATGGAGTCGTAGTCATGCCCGATATGACGAAGTATAAGCCGAAGAAACCGCGCCGTTCCGCTTAGTATGTCCAGCGCATACTTACGGTAGTATGTCCAGGGCATACCACGCTTAGTATGTCCAGCGCATACTGTAAAGATAGAAAGGTTTTAAAAGAGAAAGGTGTAAGAGAGAAACAAATAATACGGAGGTGGTGGAAACGTCGGTATAAAACATAAAAGATTTCGTTGTCGGAAAGGAAGTCACTTTCCAACAAACGGATAGTGTACCGAAAATATTAGGTCTCGGAGTATTACAACGTTAGAAGTATATAAGGGATAGGGCGTCGGTCTAAGAACAAAGAAAGCATATCCAAAGAAGGTATGCGGTCACCGCGTCACGCCCGCCGTTTACGCCGTCTTACCTCGTCAGGCTACGTTTATATTATCTGACGTAAAGTCACGTAATTCAACGAAGTCAGCACGTAAAATCAATGCCAATAAAAGGAGGACGTCACATGAACGTTCAGTTAACCGAAAAATACCGCATCAAATCGGACGGCACGCAATTTATAGTTGAGGAGCGCCGCACTGTCGATCCAACGAAAGCACCGAACTGGTCCCGTATTGTCGCAGAGAATCCGGACGCTGACGACCAGCCTCGCGAGGAATGGCGTGGGATCGCATACTACGGAATCGGCGTGAACTCACTTATCCTGGCGATTGAATACGTGATATTGAAGACGGGGATCACCGGACGACCGAAGTCATTGGCGGAATTAATCGCAACGTTACGGTCGGTATCCGAAAGTATACACACCGCGATGACATCGGCAATTTCCCGTGACATTACCGTCGATTTAGGCGTCAAAGTTAAGGCGGAGTGTATTCAGTAGGGGCGGACGAATAAGCGCTAATTTCGAGCAAATTTTAAGGCAGCGTGTGATTTCGTTGTCTGGCTGTATAACTATTAATAGGGGGCGAAATAGATGAAGTTTGAGACTGTTGACGATATTCTCAAATATTACGGCAAGAAGAGAAAATGAAAAACTAAGATAATCAGAGAATTACGAAGAAATCAGAAGATTGGATCAAAATTCACGTTTTACCTTAATATTGTTCAATCCGCGTTAATCTGAAACTATCCGAAGTTATACGAAAATTAACCATCTTCAAACGGAATTAATCCGAATCTACGCGCATCAGCGCGAAGATGACGAGATTACCAATACAAAAACGCTAATCGCCGAATTTGGCGTTCGACCGAAATCGCGCGCCTGCTTTAGAATCATAATAACGAAGGAGGACGCAGAATGAGCCGAAAAGTAACGATACCAACCGAAGTGGCGGATGCCATCGAGAGACTCTGTGATAGGGGCGTAAGTAATGCAGTGATTTCGCTCTTTGCGCTTAAAGGCGGGGATATGCCGGAAAGTCAGGCGTTGGCGTCATGGGTGTGCGTTGAAATTGAACTACGGTTCAACACGTTAATGTCCGCGTTAATTAATGGATATGAACGTGAATTGACGGAAGAACAACGCGTTCACGCCGACATACGCGAAGCTTACGAACGGTGGAGGGGGCGCGATTTCTCTAACGGGATACTTTTCGCGTTGCAGAAGCTGGACGTCAAAGTGGCGGGGGTGACGGAATGACGACGAAGAAGCCACGCACCAACCGAAAAGACTGGCGCAACCTGCCGCTCGACCAGTGGAACGTCGCCACGATCCATGCGTATTTCGCCGACATGAACCGTGAGCAATTCGGAATAGAGACGTACATACCGATGCGGAACTGGCGCTTCGAGCAGGGCGTTGTTAAGCGAGCGTTAGAGACGTATGGAGCAGATCTGCTCAAACGAGCATTCGACGAATGCTTCCGTACATACCGGCCCTCGAGAGAGTTTCCGCTGCTGACCGCTGGATTCTGCGTTGCATATCGAATTAATTCAATCATGCCGAAGTTACAAGCGGAAGAGAAGCGTAAGCAAGATGCGGTAACGATTCCGGTTAACGGCGGAATGTGCACGAAGGAAGTCGCTGGGTGGCTATAGTTTTTTAAGCAAACAAAGGAATCTGGAGCAACTACGCGATAAGAGTAGTGCGCGAGAGGAAAAGGTGGGTTTCTCAATCAATTTCCAAAATCCTTGAGAATTATAGTCAGAAAAGATGAAAACCAGCTTTGATGGAAAGATTACAAGCACATTATTACAGTGTAGACTTGTTAACGAAGGAGGAACACAATGTCCCACGCAGATAACTGCATATTGTCGCAGCACTGTACCGTCGCTAGATCGGAGTCATGCAACGCCATATGTCCGTCATATATCGCCATGCACGGACATAACGGAACCGGCGGACGATCTGGCGCTGCGGACTTACCGTCAGATTATCGTATGCTATCGTTGACTTCTTCGCCGGCACGGGAGGAACAATCGTCAGCCTACGCTCTAATCGATCAATACGTCGCAACGTTCAAACGCCAATTTGAAACGAGCGCCGAACGTATTAAATCGCTATATTTGTACTCGGACGCGCCAGGCACCGGTAAAACGACGACAGCCAGCGCGATACTGAACGAGTGGCTTATCGTACACTATATCGGATCGTTGAAACGGAATAGGCAACCGCTTCAGCGTCCGGCATACTTTCTCGACGTTAACGAATGGCAGAACGATTATAATACGTTCAATAGGCATCGGGTTCCGGAACACGTTGCGGAGCCAGCGTCGGCTCGCTACTACCGTAAGATGTATACAGCAATGGGCGTACCTTTCGCGGTGCTTGACGATATTGGCGTACGGGACGCGACCGAAGCGTTTAGGGCCGACTTGCACGTGATCATTAATCATCGAGTAACCGAGGGGCTACCGACCGTGTATACGTCAAACGTTCCTATTGCGGAGTTGGAGCGCGTGTTCGATAAGCGATTGGCGGATCGAGTGCGGGATATGTGCGCGGCGGTGCCGTTTGTTGGCGAGAGTAGGCGGGGGATTCGGTGATATCAACAGAGTTATCCACAGATTTTAATGAACTTATAAACAAGTTATTCACAATTAGATATTTATGTGGTATTATTCATTGTGAGTTATCCACAGTATCCACAATATCAACAGGTCGAGGTGAGTTAGTTGCCAAATTATGGTACATCAATTCATTCTAAAATAATCGATAATGGAGACGTCAACGTCTATACTCGTTACGGCATCGAACGAGAGCACTTCGCTACGGAAATCGAACGAAAAACGTACGATTATGTACGTACCTATGCGGAGCAGAATCGCGGACAAGCTCCGTCATATGCTACAGTTGTGGCCGAAATCGACGGATTTGACTACGTACCTAGCGTAACGGATTCGTTCGAGTTTCTCGTCGGCAGGCTGAAAGACGCGGCCGGCAAGCGGATGTATGCGGAACTTTTCAACGGCGGGGAGCTCTCAAAGAAATTTACCGAGATGACATCGGAAGAATTCGGGAATTTCTTGCTTAAATCGGTTGAACGAATTACAATAGATTCAAATACACGAACAAATGTTCCTAATTATGCGAACATCAAAACCGCACACGAAAGGTTTCTCGAAGAATTCCGCGCACGTAAGGAAGGCACCTCGTTCCGAATCTGGCGCAGTAAGTTTCATTTAATAAACGAACAGATTGGCGGCTATCTATCGTCAAACGTATACACTTGGTATGCGCGATCTGGTCGCGGTAAGTCTGTCGTTACAATGGAGGAAGGGATAGAGGCGGCGTTCCAAGGTGCGAACGTATTAGTGTGGGCATTGGAGATGTCCGAATTCGAGTGGTGGGCTCGTGCTTACTCGTCAATTTCAGCTAGGCTTGGTACGTTTACTGCAAATATAGAGGGCGTAGATTACTCGGCGGGATTCGAAAATAAATCGTTATTAATGGGGCGGCTCACGGAAGAATACGAACAAAGCCTCGAACAATTTACACGGTCCCTCAACGAAGTTATTCCCGGCAACATCTCGCTCCGAGCAGCTGATCATACGGAGTTCACCGATCGAAGCATTCGTCAGCTTGAAACGGATATTATCGAGACCAAGGCGGACGTCGTCGTAATCGATCCGATCTATTACATGGATTTCGAAGCCAATACGTCCAAGACGGCTGGTGGCGATGTTGCGGCCACCTCGAAAAAGCTTCGCCATCTGGCCGGCCGTACTAAAACGGTGATTCACGTTATTACGCAAGCTGACGAGAATAGCAACGAGAAGGATGACGAGGGTAACCGCGAGCTGAAGCCGCCGAAACGTGCGGAGATTAAGAAGACGAAAGCTGTTCTCGAAGATGCCGCGTGTGTTTTCGGTATTGATACGTTGGCGCACGAAGGCCGCGGAATCATAGAAATCGGGAAGGGACGTAATGGAGGCGAGGATACGCGCGTTGAGCTGCTGTATCTTCCGAATTACGGGATCGTGCGGGAATTGTCGGATAAAAAAGAATCAAGTAAATTTACTTTTTTGAATTAGAAGGAATTACTTGACATATCTTTTGTCTAATAATAGACTAGAAAAAAGAAAAGTATCCAGAAAGGGGAAAGACTCTTGCTTACACCTGATGTGATTAGGGATGAGGCTTTAAGAATACTGTCTGGTTTTCCAGATGGTATACGACAGAAAGACTTATTCGAAGCCACGTATTCTTCATTAAAAGATTCTTACCTAATTGAAAGTGGGAATATAATTCGAAACTCACTTTGGGACTTAAGTGATCGATTTGACAAGTACGTTGAAAAAAGAAGAGTAACATCAAGAAATGTAGAGTTGAGGCCAACTTTGGATCTGATACTTCTGTATAACCCACCCGAAGCC